ATCAAGGCGCTCGCCGTCGAGCCGCCGCAGCCGACCAAGCCTCCGCTGGTCTATGTCGCTCCCTCGAACTTCCTGCTGCAATCTCCCGTACGCGAGGCATTCCCTCTAGGTGATGGCGGGGGCGAGACAATCACCGTGGTAATGCCCATCGACATGATGGGAGGTGTATCGGGATGAGGCTCATCAAGTCAGGGGCGGCTGGATTCTCGACCTACTGGGTGCTCAGGGACGCCACGACGCATCTCCCCAAGACGGACGTGGCCATCACCGATATCGACACCTACTACCAGAAAGAGGGCGCGGCTCAGTCGGAAAAGAAAGACCTTGAAGCACTCGCTGCCGCGGACTCCGCGTTCTCACAGGGCAAGGGATACCACTGCGGCAACGGCGTCTACCGCATCGACTTCACCGCCTCCGCCTTCAACGGTGCTGTCGGGTCCGAGGTCGTGCTCATCGTCGTCGCTAAGGGCTGCGACACGCTCTACCAGAGGGTGCTCATCGCACCGGCGATGAACATGGCGTACATAAATGGCAGCGACCCAGGAGACGAGCTCAGGGACGAGTTATTCGGTTCACCCGCTTCGTCACTGAACGCCAACAACGTCAACCTCCTCGCAAACCAGCGGCCGCTGTCCACTATCGCCGCCGCAAGTGACATCCCGAGCGCGGCCAGCAACGCGGCCGCCGTCTGGGGCGCGGAGACCCGTGCCCTGACCGACAAGGCAGGATTCACCCTGCACTCCGATTACAACGCCGCCAAGACCGCCGCCCAGGCGGGCGACGCGATGAAGGTCTCGGTCGGCACCGGCGCGGGCCAGATCAACGCATCCGGCGGCAAGGTGCCTGCGACCCTGGCGTCTGGCGACGTGACCGGCAACGTGCCCGCCGACGTGAAGGCGATAGCAGACAACGCCGTCTCTGCCGACGCCGTGGCCGCTGGCGCAGTGACGAAACTGCAAAGCGGGCTCGCGCTCGACTCCACCGTGGCCAAGGACGCGACCGTGGCGAAGGACGCGACCGTGGCCAAGGCAGCGACCGTCGGCAGTCCGCTCCAGGCCGGAGACTACACGACGCCGCCCACCAAGGAGGCTGTCGCCGGTCAGGTGCGCACAGAGCTCGGGACAGAGCTCGGGCGCATTGACGCGGCTGTCTCCACTCGCCTTGCGGCAGCGTCATACAGCGCCGCGCCGAGTGCCGCCGACGTGGCCGACGCGGTGTGGGATGAAGCGATCGCAGCGCACGACGACGATGGTTCGACCGGCGAAGCTCTCGCCGCGGCAGCCACCGGCGGCGACCCGTGGGCCACGGAAATACCCGGTTCTTATGGGGCCAACACGGCCGGCAAGATCGTGGGTGACAACTTGAACGCGACCGTGGCAAGCCGACTGGCCGCGGCTTCCTACAGCGCGCCGCCCAGCGCCGGAAGCGTCGCCGATGCCGTCTGGGACGAGGCGCTCTCCGGTCACACCGACGACGGCAGCGCCGGCAAGACGCTCGCCGCAGCGGGATCGGCAGGCGACCCATGGGCGACGGCAGTGCCGGGCAGCTACGCCTCCGGCTCCGCCGGGCAGATCCTCGGTGACTGCCTCGACGCCGCCGTCTCCAGCCGTCTGGCAGCCGACAGCTACGACAGCCCGCCGTCGGCCGAAGACAACGCCGAGGCGGTGTGGGAGTACGAGACCCGCGAGCTGACCAGCGCCGGAGCCGGCGGCGCGACTGCCAAAGAGGTCTGGGAGTACGAGACGCGCGGCCTGACCGACAAGACCGGGTTCTCGCTCGCCGGCGGGCATGGGCTCGCACTCGATTCAACAGTCGCCAAGGATGCGACGGTCGCGAAGGACGCCACCGTGGCCAAAGATGCCACGGTCGCCAAGGCGGCCACGGTCGGGACTCCGCTGCAGGCCGACAGCTACACCGCGCCGCCCTCCACAGGCGACATCGCCACTGCTGTCTGGGGTGCGGGCACGCGCACGCTGAGCAGCTTCGGCACCCTCGTCTCGGACGTCGCGACGGCGGTCTGGGGCGCGGCGGTGCGCACGCTGAGCGCGTTCGCCTTCACGCCGACGCCGTCGAACGCGGACGACGTGACCGCCATCAAGGCGAAGACGGACAACCTGCCCGCCGTTCCAGCAGCCAAGGGTGATGTCCCGACAGCGGCCGACGTAGCCACCGCAGTCTGGGCCGCCGGTGCGCGCACGCTGACCAGCTTCGGCACGCTCGCGTCAGACGCCGCTACAGCCGTCTGGAGCGCCGCTGTGCGCTCGCTGACGGACAAGGCGGGGTTCACCCTGCACGGCAGCTATGACGCCGCCAAATCGGCCGCCAGTCAGGCCAGCGTCAACGCGCTCCCCAGCGCCGATGACGTGACGCAGGCAGTGTGGGATGAGTCGCTTGACACGCACAACGTCGCAGGCAGCACGGGCGCCGCTCTCACAGCGGCCGGTATCGCCGGCGACCCGTGGACCGCCGACGTGCCGGGCAACTACGATGTCGGTACGGCAGGGGCTCTCCTGCCGGCTCTTGCCGCCGCGCTCAGTGCGCTCGGCGCCGGCAGCGTCGTCGTCACCAGCCCGGTCGCTGAGTCCGGCACGGTCACGCTGCACGCCGGCGACGATTACGACCCAGCCGACGGTCGCGGCCTGCTCTTCACGGTCGCAGACGAGACGCACGCGCTGCATCTTGACGAGGCCGGGTGCGTGGTCCGCTTCAAGTCGCCGCAAGTGACATGGAGCGCGGCCAGCGTGTCGACCACTCCGGCGGGCTATCTGGTCATGTTCTCGCTCACGCACGAACAGACGAGCGCGCTGTCGATCACGCGGCAGCTCTACGAGCTCGAAGCGACGCAGGCCGACGGCGACATCATCACGCTCGCCACCGGCACGCTCGTCGTCGTGCGCGACATCCCGGCCGTGGGCTGACGCCGTGGCGGCTCCTGCCGTCGTCAAGGTCGCGCAGCGCTTCAAGGCCGGACTGCTGGCCGGGGAGCGCGCGCACCAGCTCGAGATGGCACGGCGCTATCTCAGCGTCGAGCGCGCGCTGGCGGACAAGATCACTGTCCTTGCCGAGCAGGTCACGCGCATGGCCGCCCAGGGCAAGGACATCCCCATCGGGCGCATCTACCGGCTCGAGCGCTGGCGTGAGCTTGACGCGGCCTTGCTGCGCGAGCTGGCCGGGTTCAACTCGTGGACGCTCGACGCTATCGGCGCGCGACAGGCTGAGCTTGCACAGATGGGGGTCGTGCAGGCGCAGGAGCTGCTGCGCGCGGCCGGCATCACGGGCACGTTCGACGCTCTCGGCGCGGACGCCGTCATGGCGATGGTCGGGTACGCCGGCGACGGGTCTCCGCTGTCGGCGCTGCTCGCCGAGGCCTACCCGGCGACGGTCGACGCTATCGGCGGCGAGCTCGTCAAGGGCGTCGCGCTGGGGCTGAACCCGAAAGTAACGGCGCGCAACATGCGAAACGCGTCGTCTATCGGCCTTGACCGCGCCTTCCTGGTCGCTCGCACAGAAGAGCTGCGCAGCTTCAGGACCGCATCACAGGCGCAGTACATCGCCGCCGGCGTGACGAGATACCAGAGAATCGCGTCGCTCGACGACAGGGCGTGTATCGGCTGCCTTGCCGCCGACGGCGAGGTCTTCGAGACGGAGCAGACATTTGACGATCATCCTGCATGCCTGCTACCTGGTACGGATGTGCTCGCGACCAGCGTGCTTGCCGCTACCAGAGCCCGGTACGAAGGGCCGGCAGTTGAGATACGAACGCGTCTTGGGCGCAGGATTACCGTCACCCCGCAGCATATGGTACTCACGCGGCGCGGATGGGTCGCCGCTCAGTCGCTCAAGCAGGGTGACGAGCTTGTCAGTTCCGGTCCCCTTGAGCGGGTGGCGCGATGCCTTGCTCCAGACGATGACGACATGCCAGCCGTGGTTGAGGATGTATTCGCAGCGCTCGCGATGACGGGCGGCGTGCGCTCCGTAAGCGTGCCATCCTCCCCCGAACAGTTCCACGGCGATGGACGCTCCCTCAATGGCAAGGTCGACATTGTATGGTCCGATCGCCTTCTGAAGCGTCACAGCGAAGCCACGTTCGGCAAGGCGAGCAGCTACCCATCGCTCGGGCTCGGTCGCGTGGCTCCCGTTCCGCTGCTTGCCGCGAGCGCGGCTGGCGAGATGCCTGTCTGTCAATGGCTTGCCGCGCACAGCGTCATGCGCCGCCTGAGTGACGCGGCGGCGTCCCTCTGCGCCCATCGCCGCCATGCGCAGGACGTTAGCCTCACTGCGACCACGCCGCGTAATGCCGAGCGCACGCAGACGAGCGGCTATCACACTGCGGGACACTCCGTATCGACCAGCGAGGGACTTCTCAGGCTCGCCGCCCACGTACCGCGCGGCCAGCTCGTCAAGGGGCAGAGGCAGGCGCGCGCGAGCTGCCGCGGCGGTGCGCTCCGCGCAGATGGTCTTGGACTCGGCAGGGGTGCGGCGCACGCCCCGAGCGTCGAGGACATCCGCGAGGCGCTTGTAACTCACATGACAGGCGCGGGCGGCGTTGTCGAGGCTAGTTCCCTCGACGTACATCTTGACCGCGTCGTCGACCTCACGATCACTCGCCATACGGGACATGTGTATGACCTCCAGACTCCGGATGGTTGGTATCTCGCCGACGGCATCGTCGTGCACAACTGCCGATGCACCGCCGCTCCCATACTACCAGAACAGGAGCCCTTCCAATCCCGCGGCGAAGACTGGTTCAACCAGCAGGACGAAGCCACGCAGGAGCAGATCATGGGGCCGGGTCGCTTGGAGCTCTATGACTCCGGCGCTGCCTCGTGGTCTGACATGTGGACGCGCGTTGACGACCCAATATGGGGAGGCGCGGTCGTGCCGGCCAATGTGGGCGACCTGGTCGGCGCTTGAACATCTGGTAACGAGCGCACGCCCGGCCGCGTGCAGACTCATATCCAAACGCGGCGAGACGCCGCCGACAACGAGGTGAGGCGGGATGCCTGACGATAAGACAACCCAGGAGCCGAACGCGGAAGGCAAGGACGACGGCAAGACGCCGCCGGCCGACTTCACCGCTTGGCTCGCCGGCCAGCCCGAGGATGTGCAGTCGCTCTATGAGCAGCACACCGCGGGCCTCAAGTCGGCGCTGAAGAGCGAACGGCAACGGAACGCTGACCTTGCCGCAGAGCTGCGAGACGCGGCCGGCAAGGCGACCGGCGAGGCGAAGGCCGAACTCGACGCGCTGGCGACACGGGCTGAAGAGGAGTCGCGTCGCGGCGACTTCTACGAAGCTGCGCACTCCGCAGGCTGTACCAACCTGCGGCTGGCCTATCTCGCGGCCCGCGAGATCGACGCCTTCGACAAGCGCGGCAAGCCGGACATCGAAGCCGTGAAGAGCAAGTTCCCTGAGCTCTTCGCGCGCCCGCATGTGGCCGACGTACGCGCCACGCAAGGCTCCGCGGGAGGCGGGCCGGCGGCGTCAGCGTCGGATGCTATCAACAGGCACATCCGCGAGGCCGCGGGTCGCACCGTGGTCTGAGAAGAGGAGTACAAGGACATGGCTTTCATCACTGCCAACGATGCCGCCGCCCTCATCGACCAAGAGGTGAGCGCAGACATCATCACCAACATCGTGAGCGATGGCTCGCAGTTCCTGCCGCTGATGAAGCGGCTGCCCGACATGAGCGCCAAGCAGACCAAGATCCGCGTGATCACCGCCCTGCCGAACGCCTCATTCGTGAGCGGCGCCAAGAACACCAGCGCCCCCGGCACCAAGCCGACGTCACGGGTCGCGTGGGACAACGAATACATCACCGCCGAGGAACTGGCCGTCATCATCCCGATCCCTGAGGAGTTCGTCGACGACGCCTCCTACGACATCTGGGGTCAGATCAAGCCGTCCCTCGTGGAGGCGTTCGGCTATGCCATCGACGCAGCCATCGCACGCGGCACGAACAAGCCTGACAGTTGGCCGGATGGCCTCGTCACACAGGCGATCAACTCCGGCAACGCGGTCACACTCGGCGCCGGGGAGGACATCTACGATGACATCCTCAGCGAGAACGGCGTCTTCGCCAAGGTGGAGTCCGACGGCTACATCGTCAGTGCAGCCATGGGCGCGGTGCCGCTCAAGAGCAACCTCCGCGGCCTGCGTGACGAGAACGGACAGCCGATCTTCAAGCGCGAGGGCGTGCAAGGCGCGACCGTCTACATGATCGACGGTGTGCCGATCTCGTTCTCGACCACTGGCGCGCTGCCGTCTGATGTGGCGCTCATGCTGGCCGGCGACTTCAAGCAGCTCGTCTATGCCATCCGGCAGGACATCACCTACAAGGTGCTCTCCGAGGCGACGCTGACCGACGGTCAGGGCAGCGTGCTGTACAACCTGGCCGAGCAGGACATGGTCGCGCTGCGCGCCGTCATGCGTCTCGGCTGGGCCTCTCCGCGTCCGGCGAACATGCTGGAGACGAAGACCGGCGCCGACCACTTCCCGATCGGCGTGCTCCTGCCTTCGTCCGGCAGCGGTAGCTGAGTCGAGGCCGCGCCAAGTGCGACGGCCGCCACGCTGGAGTCCGGCAGGCTCGCCCCAGTCGGCGGGCCTGCCGGTCGACTTCTTCGCGACGCGAGCGCACTACATCGACCACATCGCCCCCGTCTGGTCCGCACTGGACCAGCGGGGGCTCTTCTGTGTCCCTGACGAGCTCGCGTCGCACGCACGTAGCCGCGGCGTGAAACCCGCACCGTTGTCTGAACTCGCCGCCGGCGACGGGCCGATCGTCACGTCCGCCTATGCCGATATGAGCCGCTGCACCAAGTCGCAGCGTCACCTCATCATGTTCGAACATGGCGCCGGGTTCAGCTTCTCGAACGTGCATCCGTCCTACGCTGGCGGCTCGCATGACCGGCGTTTCGTCTCGCTGTTCTGTGAGGTCAACGATTGGACTCAGCGCCGTAATCTGCGGACCTTCCACGACGCACGCTCGCACGTCGTGGGCTGTCCCAAGCTGGACGGCATGAGCAAGGCTAAGCGGACGAGGCGCGCCAAGAGTGGGCCGGTCGTCTGCGTCTCGTTCCACTGGGACTGTCTGGTCGCGCCTGAGACGCGTTCTGCGATGTCGCATTACGAGGGCGTGCTGCCCGAGATCGCGCGCCAGTTCAATCTCGTCATGCACGGTCACCCGCGCATCGCAGGACGCTCGCGCGAGCTGGCCGACAAGCTCGGGCTCGAATATATCGAATCGTTCGACGAGGTCTGCCGTCGCGCCGACGTGTACGTGAACGATGCCAGCTCGACGCTATATGAGTTCGCTGCACTGGCCGGACCCGTGGTCGTCCTGAACGCACCCTGGTATCGGCGCGGCGTCGACCACGGTCTGCGTTTCTGGGACTGCTCCGACATCGGCCCATCCTGCGATGAGCCGGAAGAGCTCGCCGATGCCATCCGCGCGGCTATAGACGAGCCCAAGGAGATGCGCGAGCGCAGGGAGGATTACAGTCTGTCCGTCTTCCCCTACATGGGCGAGTCTGCCGAACGTGCCGCGCACGTCATCGCGCACCTGCCCGAGCTTGTCGCCGGCGAAGCGCTGCCGCCCCTGCGCCCCGAGCCGCTCCCGCCCGGTTGCGCGGTTGCGACCGTCGACAAGGCGACCATCGCCGACGTGCTCCTATGGCACGGCGAGGCGGCGCTCGACGTCAGAGAGGCGGAGTACATCGCTCACCTCGGTCCTGGCGTGCGCTTGACCGGATCGCTCGAGCCTGCCTTCCGTGCGCTCCTGGCCGGGTGGGATTGCGTGGCCGCGCATGTGCCGTATCCGTACAAGGCCGCCACCGCGCCGCGCATGCTCAAGTATGACGAACGCGCCTACTTCGCGCGTGCCGGCCTGAAGCCGCAGGACGCGAAGACGTGGCTGCTCGACCTGTCGTTCGCGCTCGAGGTACGCGAGTGAGCCGCGCCATAGTCTGCATGGCGTTCGGTGAGAAGGCGCGCGCCGAAGCCGCCAAGCTGTCCGAGTCGACGCCGTATCCGCTCGTCTGCGTGGGCGACAAGCCGGTGCCGGGCTGCGAGTGGAAGGCGTGGAAGGGAGACTCGCCATTCGATGAGGCGGGCGGACACAACTTCCAGTTCAGGGCGGGGCGCGTCAAACCGTTCCTGCACGAGTACGTCGAGGCCGACAAGGTGCTGTATCTCGACACAGACTGCAAAGTGGTCGGGCCGCTTGACGATGCGTTCGATGCGCTCGACCGCTATGACATGTGCATCGCCGAGCATCCGTCGCAGCTCGCCAGTCAGCTCTACAACAAGCCGCGCGCCGGGTGGTATCACAGCCGTCGTGAGGCGCGCTGGACGGAGCACAGGTGGGGCACGCTGGCGCTCCCCTACTGGAATAGCGGCGTGATCTTCTGGCGCCAGGGGGAGGCGATGCGCCGCGTCTTCGCCGCGTGGGCCGACGAATGGCTGCGATTCGCACAATGGGATGAGCAGCTCGCGCTCATGCGCGCTGTCTACAACAACCCGGTGCGACTGATGGTCCTGCCGGTGGGATGGAACGCGCCGCACGCAAACCAGGCCGAGGCCGTCTTCCACTGGTACGGGCGCGGCACGTCGCGAGTGGATGGAGCATCATGAACAAGGCTGACGTGTTCTCTCGCATCTACCGCGAGAACCACTGGGCCAGCGCGGAGACGCGCTCTGGCGTAGGGTCGGAGATGGGGCGCACGCAGTCGGTGCGCGAACGCCTGCCGTGGCTCTTCGATGTGCTCGGGGCCAAGAGCGTGCTCGATGCAGGCTGCGGGGATCTCAACTGGATGCAGCACGTCGAGGCTCAGGTAGAGTACGTCGGCGTCGACATCGTGCCCGAACTCGTCGCCACGCTGGAACGCGAGCACGCCGGCGACGGGCGGCGCTTCGATTGCCTCGACATCACGCTCGACATCCTGCCGCCCTGTGACCTCATCATCTGCCGGACGGTACTCTTTCACCTGACGCTCACCGACGCGCAGAACGCGCTCGACAACTTCCGTGCCTGTGGGGCGAGCTGGCTGCTGGCCACGACCTACCCGTGGCACTTCCCCAACGTCGACATCGCCACCGGCGGCTGGCGGCGGATGAACCTGCAAGCGGAGCCGTTCTGCCTTCCGTGGCCCTGGCTCCTGCTTCCCGAGGACGAACTCGACCCGAACGCGCCGTTCAACCCCGGCTATCTGGGGCTATGGAGACTGGGGAGCGACATCGATGGCCTGTCTTGACTTCAACCAGGATGCGCGCTTCACGGTGCATGGCATCCCGTCCTACGTACAGCCGGATGAACTGGCCGAGCTGGCGCGCCTCGCCGCTGATGCCGACGGTGAGCGGATACTCGAAATCGGCTCGTGCTATGGGGCATCGACCGCCACGCTGGCGCTGGCCGCGCCGCGGTCGACCATCTACGCGATAGACGCCTTCCTCTGGTCACCGATCCCGGAGATGCCGGCCAGCGCGAGCCGTCTTGCCGGCAATCTTTCCGCTGCGGGCGCGACCAACGTCTGCATCATCGAGGGCGACTCGCAGGCGGTGGTGCGTTCGTGGATGCTCCCGCTCGCGCTGGTCTTCGTCGACGGAGGCCATGACCTGGACGAATGTCTCGCTGACCTGGAGGGCTTCGCCCCGTTCACTGATGTCATGGCCGTGCACGATTACGGCATGCAGTTCACGCCTGGAGTGGCTGAGGCCGTCGACAGCTTCTGCGATGCCTACGGCTGGCGCATCGACAAGATCGTCGCCACGCTCGCCGTCCTGCGTCGCACCTCAAGTCGGTAACGACCACGCCGCTCATCCACGTCAGACTGAGGGCGTAATCATCGCGAGCGTCCGGCACGCAGCCGGGCGTGAGCTTGACCGTGCCGAGGTGCCGATGAGCGCGACTGACGAGCAGATAGCGCGTCTGCGGCGCATGACTGCAGAGCCGACCGCGGACACCTACGATGACCGCGCGCTGGCCGACTACATCGAGGCGCATCCGCTACGTGACGCGGATGGACGCGACCCCGGCGATGAGACGTGGGCGGACACTTACGACTTCGCCGCCGCGGCTGCCGACGTGTGGGATGAGAAGGCAGCCGGGTTGATCGAGGAGGTCGATGCCAACGTGGACGGCGCATCACTGGCGCGCTCGCAGGCATACCAGCACGCCAGGGCGGAAGCGCGGCGCTGGCGGGCACGGTCGCACGCCTCGCCGGTGCGCATCGCGACCTCGCCGCCGCCGGGACTGGACGAGAGCGATGCGCCTGCGTCCTGACGCACTCACAGCCGCTCAGCGGGCCTATGAGAGCGAGATGAGGGACATAGGCCAAGTGATGCGCTGCGAGACGACAGAGGACTCCTACGGGGCTCCTGTGGAGTCCTACGTCGCCGGCGAGCGCATCCCCTGCATGTTCAGTTTCCTGAGCGCGACGGAGCGTGCCACTCTCGACCCGACCTACTCGGTCATGGTCGGTCGCGCCCGCCTGCCGCTCGGCACGGACGTGACGCGGCGCGACCGCTTCCGCGTGCTGGAGCGGTTCGGCAAGACGCTCGTGCGTCCGCGCGAGTTTGCCATCATGGGCGAGCCGCGCGAGACGGCCGCGTATCTGATGCTGGAGCTCTCCGAGGTCGGGGCATGAGCGGACTCGACTTCAAGATACTGGGCGCAGACAAGGCAATGGCCGATATCAGCGGCACGATCGCAGCCTATCCGAAGGTCGTTGGGAGGGCCTGCGTCAAGGGGGCTCACATCATCGAGCGCGAGGCCAAGCTGCGCGCGCCGGTCGACACTGGGGCGCTGCGTGGCTCGATCAGCGTCGACCCGATCCCGATGGGCGCCGACGTGGGGCCGCACGTCGACTACGGCGCTTATGTCGAGTTCGGCACGGTGAACACGCCCGCGCAGCCCTATCTGGTGCCGGCCGCCGATGCGACGCGCTCGCAGGTGTCCGAGATCGTGCGCCGCGAGATCGCTGGGGGCAAGTGGTGAGTGCCGTACAGCAGGCATACGACGCACTGTGCGCCGACGCCGCGCTCCTGTCGATGGTCGACGGACGCATCTATCCCGGCCGCCTGCCGCAGTCGGAGCCGAACTCCATCGCGGCGCTGTTCCCCTGCATCGTCTACCGGCAGGTCTCGCTCGGTGACGCGCCGGTGTCACACGACGGGCTGGCCGGCTGGGAGCGTCCGCGGGTCCAGATCGATTGCTGGGCCGAGCCTGACGGCGAGGACTCGGCCTATGCGCTCGCGCATGCGGTGGCCGATGCGGTCAAGACCGCCGTGCGCGCGGCCAGCTTCACGGTGGAGAGTGAGAACGACCTGCCCGACCCGGAGACCAGCCTGCACCGCGTCATCATCGACGCGCTGTTCTGGACCACAAGCACAGACTAAGGAGAGCGACATGACCCAGACTCAGGCAATCCGCAGCCATCCGTTCAGCCTCTACATGGGCAACGGGTCGACGCCCGAGACGTTCCAGCGCGTGCCCGAGGTGGGCGACATCACGAGCCCGTCAGGAGAGCGCGAAGAGATCGACGTGACCTCGCACGATTCGACCGCCAAAGAGTACCTGATGGGGCTCAAGGACTACGGCGACTGCACGTTCCCGATCAACTGGATCCCCGGCAATGCCATCCACAAGGCGCTCTGGGACGCGGCCGAGGACGACGAGCCCACCAACTTCCAGATCAAGGACGACCCGACCACGCCGACCATGACGCTCGCCTTCGCGGCCCTGGTCAAGACGCAGCCGACGATGGACTTCCCCATCGATGAGGCGGTCACGGCCGAGGTGACTTTGCGCGTCACCGGAGACGTGCTCATGACGGTTACCGGGAGCGGCTCCTGATGGCAGCCAAGAAGCAGGGCACGCGCGACCTCATCCTGGCCGCTGACGATCTGCGGCATGAGGACGTGCATGTGCCTGAGTGGGGCTGCACGGTCCGGCTCAAGGCGATGACGGGAGAGGAGCGTGACTCATTCGAGAGCTCTATCCTGCGAGACCGCTCCGACCCGTCCAGCGGCGTCGACCCGCGCAACTTCCACGCCAAGTTCCTGGTCCGCATCCTGTGCGATGCGGACGGGAAACGACTGTTCTCTGATGACGACGTGGAACTGCTGTCCGGCAAGAGCGCGAGCGTGCTGGACCGGCTCTACGATGTCGGGGCCAGCCTGGCCGGCCTGCTCCCGAGCGACGCGGAGCGGCTGGCGGGAAACTGAAACGGCCGGAGCGGCGCTTCTACCACCGGCTCGCTCTGGCACTGGGATGTACGGTAAGCGAACTGCTCAGGCGGACGACGAGTGAGGAGCTGACGGAGTGGATGCTCTATGAGCGCATGGAGCCGTTCGGAGAGCGGGGCGAGTACGTGCGGGCCGCTATGCTCGCAGCGATCCTCGTCAACGCGCACCGCGGGGCGAAGTCGAAGCCCGTTACCTTCGATGACTTCATGCCCGACACGATGCGTCGTGAGCCTGAGCGCAAGACCGGGCGAGAGGCGTTCCTTGAGCTCGCTCGCAGGCTGGGAGCGAGGGTGACCTGATGGCTAACGCCTACGATCTTCTGGTCCGCGTGCGTGGCGATGCCACCGGCGCCGTGAGTGCGCTCAAGAAGACGCGCGATGAGATGCGCGCCACTGGCCAGGACGCCGACCGCTGGGGCAAACGGCTCGACAAGGGCGCGAACATGGCTCTCGGCGCCGGGACAGCGCTCGCCGCCGTGGTCGGCAAGTCCGTGAAGACCTATGAGACTTACGGCAAGGGCGTAAAGACGATCACGCGCATGACCGGGATGCAGGCTGCCGGCGCCTCGCGTCTCGCCGCTCAGTGGCGACGCTACGGCGTCGACGCTGAGACGGGCGCTACCGGGATCAAGTTCCTGTCGCGCAACATCGACGCCGCGCGCATGGGCAACAAGACGGCCATCGCTTCATTCGAGCGCCTCGGCATCAGCCTGTCCGACCTGCGGACGCTCAATGCCGATGACATTCTGTTCAAGGTGCGTGACGCCATCTCGCAGATGGGCGACGCGACCGCCAAGACGGCCATCACGCTCAAGATGTTCGGCCGCGGCGGTGGCGCGTTGACCGGATGGCTGAGTCAGTCAGAAGAGACGATCAACGACCTCAATAAGAAGATCGAGTCGATGGGGCTCGTCTGGGGTGACAAGCAGCTCAAGAACTATGACGATGCCATGGCCGCGCAACGTGAGCTCGATCTAGCATGGCTCGGCCTACAGCTTGCTATCGCCGAGAATGTCGAGCCCGCCCTTACCCCAATGATCGAGAGACTCGGCGAGCTTCTCAAGGACATCAAACCCATTATGCCTTACGTGCCGCAGATCGCTGGCGCTTTGCTGGTAGCCGGCGCAGCTATCAAGGTGGCGCGTGGCGCGCAGACCGCTATCGGACTGTTCAAGGGCGGCGGCGCTGGCGCCGGCAGTGCCCAGGTGGCTAATCTGGGGCGTGCGTCCACCGTATCAGCGGGACAGGTCGCAGCCCTGGGCCGCGCATCGTCGGTCGCGGCGACCGGCAGCGTGGCGCGCCTCAACACGACGGCCGCGGTCGCGAGCACCGGCATGGGCCGCGTCGGCACGGCTTCGGTGCGCGCCGCTCCGCCGCTGCAGTACGTCGGCACTGCCTCGCGCACGACATCGGGACGGTTCGCGCGCCTCAACACCACGATCGGCTCAAGCAGCGTCGGCACCATCGCCAGCATGATCGGGCTCGGCTTCGCGATCGACTTCACGGCCAACAAGCTGATGCAGGCCGGCGAGGCGGCGCAGGAGATGATCGCGGCCATGTCGCAGGCGCGGCAGCAGGGCGAGGCCGGCAAGCGCACGGAGGCGGCGTTTGAGGAGAAGCTGGCGCAGAAGTACGGCCGCGGCTCGGCGAAGTACAACTACTACATGAAGAAGGCCGGCATCGGCAAGGCCGGCACCTACGCGGCGCAAGCGAAGGCGCCGTGGTACTGGGGTCCGGGCGCGCCGCTGTACAACAGGCTGGCGGGCTTCGCTGAGGGCGGCGTCGCGAGCGGGCCGCGGTCGGGCTATCTCGCGCTCCTGCACGGGACCGAGCTGGTCACGCCGCTCGACAAGGGCAAGGCCGTGCCGACCGTGGTCGTCAACGTGACCGGCAACACGTTCGTCGGCAATAGCCGCGACGCTTCGCGGGCGATAACAGACATGGTCAGCCGCGAGATGGGCCGCGACGTGGCGCGGCTGATGAAGGGGGCCGCCTGATGGCTGAGTACCTGCAGGCCAAGCTGGGCGACCTTGAAGACCTCGTGGTCATGCCGCTGCCCGACTGGGGCCATGTCTCGCGCACGGCCGAGGAGACCGACAACCCCTATGCCGACGTGCAGACGCAAGTGAGACTGCGCACAAGTGCGCTGCGTCATCCGTCGTTCAAGGTGAAGCTCGAGGCGTCGACCAAGGACGAGCTCATCAGCGCCGAGAACGAGCTGCGCGCCGAGCTTGCCAAGCCGACGAACACGCTCACCATCACGCCGCGCGGCGCGACCCGCCCCGCGGTCCTGAGACTGCTCCACAACGAGACGCCGATCGCTGAGTTCGATTACGCCTGGGACCGCGCCTTCGTCGGCATCTACACGGTCGAGCTGGTGGCCGAGCCGTGGGTCTACGGTGAGCGCGATACGCTCTGGACGGCGAGCCGTCTGACCAGTCCGGTGCTGGTCGATGTCGGCACGCTCGACGGGCAGGCGCCGATGCCACTCGACTTCACCATCACGCGCGGCTGGGGAGGCGAGAACGTCGGTATCCAGATGGTGCTGGCCGCGGTGACGCACAGCGGCGCCGTAACCGGCGATTACCTCTATGAGGCCGAAGATGCGACCGAGCCGGGCGATTGGGAGCTTGAGGAGGGAGCAATCAACCCGCGCGGTGACTGTATGCGGCTGCGCTCGGCTGTGACGACCGAGTGGCGCATGCTGTACGGCATCGTCGACCAGGCGAAGCTGCCGACCGGACGCTACCGCCTGTTCGCGCGGGCCAAGTGTTCGGGCGGGTCAGGCGTGGACAACTGCTGGATCTCGCAGGGCCGACAGGAAAACCGATCGGCACGTGACCCGCGCTCGCGCTACCTGCTGCAGCCGCGCTGGGAGTGGGTCGACCTGGGGCCGTGGATGAACGGGTCCGACGATGGGCCGAGCATCTGGGCTCGAGCTCGCGATGGGGCGGCTTACGTCGACACCGTGCTGTGCCTTCCGTCTGACCTTGGGTGGCTGCGTTACGACGATTACGATGAGGAGACCGAGTACGTCCGCTTCGGCTGGATGTATGACCACGAGTACGCCACGACCGAGGCGCCGACTGCAGCACGGCCAGCCGCACGGCGCATCCGTGGGCACGGGCTCAAGCTCGGGCTTGAGGGCGAGAACCTGTTCATTCTCGTGGAGCCGAACGGCTCCAACCCCGCGCCTGAGTTCCTGCTCAACGGCAGCTACGTGCCGCGCTGGGAGATGTGGCCCGAACCGGTGACCGGCTCATGAGCGGCGTCGACATCATCGACGCGACATTCGAGATCGACCGCCGCGGCGGGTTCACGGCGGCGTCGGTCATCATGAGCGTGCCGCGCGGCGACGATGCTCAGGACGAGCGCATCGACTCAGACATCGTGCTGCGCGACCCGGTGGACGGGTTCGTGCTCTGGGAGGGGCGCGTCGACGATCCAGACGCCGTGCCGCATGAGGCCGACACGCTCAGGCTGGAGTGCGGCGGCTTCATCTGCGCGCTCGAGGATGATGAAGCCTTCGTGCGCAACTACGTCGACAGCGACATGACGCACTGGGAAACAGGGCAGGCGTCGCGCTGGGCGGACTGCTTCACGACCGAGGTGATCGACCCAGATTCGGCCGACCCCATCTTGGCGATGTACGCCATGCACGACATAGAAGTGCCGAAGGGAGCTAACACGCGCGCCTGGTGGTATCCACTCGGCGTGCCTATCGAGGCGGCGCGCATCGTCAAGTGTCGCATCGACACGAAGCTCATCAACCCGAGCCTTGAGCTCAAGCTGTTCTCCACGCCCGGCAGTCCGAACAAGCATCGCACGCTGGAGGGCACATGGAGCGAGGATGACTCCTATGTGCTCTACTCTGGCAACGAACTCAACATCACATCGGAAGCCGCCTCTCTCGTCTTCCAGCTCGAGCAGATAGTGGACAACGAGGACTGATGCGCTACCTTGTCGGAGAGAGAATCGAGACCGATTACCGCCCGTTCGGGGTCGACATCACCAAGATACTGGTCTACGGCTCCGCCCTCGGTGACGATGTGACGCCAGAGCGTGTGATGATGAACCTCGCGCGCCCGGTGACCGGCGGAGACATCGACAAGACGGATTGCGACGATACTGGCTACATCATCGAACAGCTCTGCATCAGCGAACCGACCACGCGGCGGCAGGTGATGGATGAGGTCGCCGCGACGGTCGACTGGAACTACGGCTTTGAAGAGAACCGGACGTTCTTCTTCAGGCGGCCGTTCCTAGCCGGTGACGTGCCCGATTCGCAGCTCATCGTCGTAAGCAGTGCCGACCCGGCGCTGCGCGAGTGGGACGTGCGCGTCGACCGGCGCGAGCTCTGTAACCGGGTGGTCGCTTACGTGCGCACCAAGGACGGCCACGCGAACTGCTACATCGCATCCGAGCCCGATGGTCCGCTCGGGACGCACTACCAGACGAAGTTCCTCGACTTGCGCGACCGTACCGTGAACAACGCGCAACAGATAGTAGACGCCTATCTGGCCGACCACCTATGGCCGCGCCCGACCGGCACGCTCGTGCTCACCGGCCCGGTCCACCTCGCCGACGGCTCGACCATCGAGGCGCTGCATATCCGTCCCGGCATGATGCTCCAGAACGTGGACACTGACTTCGGCCCGCAGATGATCGAGCACGTCACCGGCAGGCTCGCGGCACGCGAGGTGACTCTCACGCTGGGGCAGCGCTCCAGCCGCTTCGACAGGATGCTGGCACGGCAGCAGCTCCAGGCGCGCAAGCGGCCGAAGGGCAAGAAATGAGATACCGGATCTGGACAAGCGGCTCGACGGCCAGCGATTCAGACAGCGACCCGCGGCTCGACGATGAAGAGAACCTGCTCAAGGCGACCGCCTTCATCGGCCTGACGACCCTGACCGTCTCAGATTCGGAGCCTAGCGACCCCGAGGTAGGAGACCTCTGGGTCGATACGTCATGAGGAGCCTGTGCGATGGCAATCAGCTCGCTTGACCAGTACATAGCCGCGCCGAAGCAACGCGTCAACTGGAACAAGACCGGCACGCGGACCCTCGTCGCGGCGATGCCGTACAGTGTCTTCGGCGTGGCCGGCAATCCTGGTGCCGGGACGGAGGCGGCCGGCAACACGGCCAACGGTATCGTCCCGACCGACGTGCTGGCCGGATACCCGAGCATCAACAGCTTCGGGGTCGACGCCAAGGGTTACATCACGCGCGTCGAGTACACCAGCTCCGTAGCCTGCACGCTGCGCCTCTATGATGAGCTCTTCCGCTGCGGCGGCTACGACTACAACGCCGATGTGAACCTCTCCGACCAGCCGTCCTTCGCAAGCCGCGTGCCTGGAGGCAACGACTACGGCGGGCTCCAGATATGGGTCAAGACGCTGGTCGCCCCGACCGGCAACCTGGCCGTGCAGGTCAACTACTTGGACCAGGGCGGTGACGCCGGCGACACCGGAGCGGTCGGCATCGGCGCCGCGCCTGCGGTCGGTCGGATGTGGCAGCTTCCATTGGCGGCGGGCGATTCAGGCATCCAGAAGATCACCCGGGTAAGAGGGTCTGTCGCCACAGCAGGCGACGCTTGCTTCGAGGTCAGCGTCTTGCGCCTGCTGGGCATCTTCCGCGTCGCATCGGCGAACGGCGGCGGCATCCTTGACCTGCTCGGCATCGGGATGCCGGAGGTCTTCGCCGACTCTGCCTTGTTCATGAGCTTGGCGGCTGACTCCACCGCCGTGGGGCTGCCATACGTCGATATCGAGATCGCCAATGGCTGATGTATGGCGCCGGGGGCGCTCGCCGCGCCCCAGAACTGGCCTCATACGCAGGCAGAATGGGGCTGCGGCCGCCATCGCCGGCGGCTTCTTCGAGGCCCCAGCGATGCATTACGCAGCCGTGCTGAGACGCTGGGATGGGAGCGGCTGGCGGCCCTGCAAGATGAGGCGCTGGACCGGGCTAGCCTGGGCTGATGCAAGCCTGCTCGTGATGTCTGAGGTGGGCGGTTTTGTGCCTGTCGATACCGGCGGGGCATGATGGATATGCGACGTGCCACCAGGCGATGCGGGTGAGCGAGAAACGACAAGCCGCTGCCGTTGGTGCATCGTGCTGGTAGAGACATGCACGCCCCTGGTGCCGCGCGCGTCGGCATCTGATACCTGGAGCAGCCGATGACCGCACAAGCACACAGTCCACAGTCGATACCGGGCTTCACGAGTGAGCAGACATGGGCGCTGCGCCACGTCGTGCGCGAAGAGATGGAAGATGCCATCCGCGAGGTGCTGGACGAAGACCGCTCGCCGTGCAGGCGCGTCTCCGATCTTGAGGAGACCGTCTACGGCAACTCCGGCAACGGACTCAAGCTGCGCATGGTCGCGCTTGAGGAGCAGATGAACAACATGGTTTGGCTGAGCCGCACAACGCTCGGCGCGGCGATCGTGGCGGTCATCGGCGTAATCTTCCAGGCGGTGAGGTGAGCATGGTCCTGCCGAGCAACCAGCGAGTCAAGCGCGCCATGGTCGACTACGCGCGGCGTCACAAGCCGCCGATCAAGGTCGGTCCTGGACTCAACGCCGGCAATGACAAGTGGGGTCCGGCGGCGCGCACGCTGGCATGGCGCATCTCGCACCGCACCAAGAAGATCAAGACGACCACGCGCAAGACGGCCGAGCTGTGCGCCTTCCTCGGCGTGTTCTCGCTGGCGGAGAAGGTCGCCAACGCGGCGCTACGCGAGGTCGGTGTGAAGGAACAGCCGCCGAACTCCAACTACGGGCCGCGCGTAAGTCAGTATCAGGCCGTGACCGGCGCCTACCATCAGCCATGGTGCGCCTCGTTCGCGTCGTGGTGCTATCGCACCGCCGGCTACAAGGGCAAGCTCGCGCCGGTGCCGGCCTGGGTGCCGAGCTGGACGCTGGCCATACGCGGCGGGCTGGGCTGGAAGCAGGTGCCGTTCGCAAACGCGCGCGCCGGCGACCTCGTGACGCTCTGGGGTTCGCAGCACATCGAGGTCGTCATCCGGCGCGAGGGCGACTATCTGCGCTGCGTGGGCGGCAACACATCACCCAAGGGACAGAACGCGAACGGCGGCATGGTCGCCAACACGCGGCGGCACCGGAGTGAGGTCGTCGTCATCGGTAGGCCGAAGTGAGAACGACCAGACCGCGCGCACGTGTAGGATGCGAGAAACGGGGGAGGTGAGATGGACACTCTGAACACCGTACTAAGCGTGCCGGCCATCGTCGCTATCGTGACCCTGTGCAAGAGTTTCGGCGTCACCGGCAAGTGGAGCCTGCTGGCGGCTGTCGTGGTCGCCGTGCTGCTCAATGTCGGCGCCTATCTGTGGGCCACGAGCGGGCTCTACAGCGCCGTCATCGCCGGCCTGCTGCTCGGACTGGCCGCGGCGGGCCTGTACGATACCGCCAAGACGGCCGCTCGCTGACGCAAAGCCTCGGCCGGCCTTGTCACCCGGCCGCGCACCGCTCCCCACCCTCTGCGGCGGTGCTACCCAGCCCGGCGCCTGCCATCCTCCCAGGCGCCGGGCGCTTTCTTTCTCCGCCTCTTGCACATCTTGACACGCCGTGATACGCTTCGCTGTGTCGCGCTACATACTGACAATCCGGCGCGGCGGATGGGAGGATATATGAGGCAGATCGTCTATCACCTGCTGATGGCACCATTGATGGTGCTCGCCGTGCTCGCGGCGATCGTCCTGCTCTGGCTCATCGTGGGGGTGTTCTCATGACGTATGACGACTGGCTGACGGCGCCGCTCGAGGAGCGCACCTACTGTCCACACTGCTGGGCCGACAGCATCGACGCCGAGGAGACGCACAACGCGCTCGGGCGCCGGATCTACATCTGCGGCCAGTGCGGTGAGGAGTACACCTACGCGCTGAGCCGTGACGAGATGGTGGCCGAGGCCACCTATGACGCCAAACTGGACCGGGCCGGGCTGTGATCGTCCGGGAATCGTTCGCCGCCTACCAGGCGCGGCGCGGCGTCAACTGGTCCACCTTGCGCGAGATGCGCGAGTCGGCGCTGCACTACAAGTACCGGCTCGACAACCCGCCAGAGACCACCCCGGTGATGGCGTTCGGTTCGGCGGCGCACTGCGCCGTGCTCGAGCCCGACGACTTCCCGCGCCGCTACGTGCTCTGGGACGGCGGCCGAAGGTATGGCAAAGCGTGGGACGAGTTCGTGGCCGTCAACGCGCCGCGCACGCCGCTCGCCGCCGACGACTACGAGCGCTGCCTGGCGCTGCGCGACGCGGTGCGCTCGCATCCGGCCGCACGCGAGCTGCTGGCAGGCGCCGAGACCGAGCTGACCGTGGCCTGGACCGACGAGGCGACGCGGATCCGCTGCAAGGCGCGTCTCGACGCGGTGTCGCTCGCGAGCGGCGCGCTGGTCGACTTCAAGACGACGCGCACCACCGAGCCGCGTCTGTTCGGCCAGCACGCCGTGCGGCTCGGCTACCTGCACCAGCTCGCCTTCTACCGCGCCGGACTGCTGGCCAACGGTGTCCCAGACGGGGAAGCGTACCTGCTCGCCGCCGAGGCCGATGGGCCGCACGACGTGCTCGTGGCCGGCGTGGACGACGACGCCATGTACGCCGCCGGCTGTGACGTGGAGCTGCTGCTGGCCGAAGTCAAGCTGCATCGCAAGCGGCGCCGCTGGCCGGGACGCAGCGAGCACATCGAGGCGCTGCAGGTCCCTGCCTGGTTCTACAGCTCTGACGACGCCGATTACGCCGACGAGCTCATCATCAGCGGCATAGCTGCCGACAAGCAATGACGGGAGGAGAAGAGATGGGGCTCACTTACGATCAGTTGTTCCCAGGCCGCTTCATCAAGGCCGGCGAGATGCGCGGCCAGCCGGTCACGATGACGGTCAAGAACGTCTACCTGGACCAGCTCGAGGACGAGAGCGGCCGTGAGAAGCCGCAGGCCGTGATCGCCTTCGACGAGACGCCGCGCGAGATGGCGCTGAACAAGACGAACGCGCAGTGCATCGTCGCCATGTTCGGCCAGGACTCGGGTGACTGGCTCGGCAAGCGCATCACGCTCATCCCCGAGCGCGACGCCAGCGGACTGTCCGACTCGGGACTCTGCCTGCGCATCCAGGGTTCGCCCGACATCAAGAGCCCGATCACGGCAGAGATCAAGCTGCCGCGGCGGCGCCCGCAGAAGCGCAAGCTGGTACCGACCAAGGACGGCCGGGCTGACGCGGGCGAGCTCGATAACGAGCTCGACGCGGCGCTGGGCAGCGCGGGCCAGAGCGAGGTCGCTGACGAGGGCGAGCAGGGGGTGCTCTGATGGCCTCACGCGATATCGAGGCGCAGCGGGAGAAGTGGCGCGCGGGCTTCGACCCGCGCCGCCCGCTGGCCGAGCAGCTCGACCAGCCGCACGCGCCGGCCTGGCAACTGGCGCACGTCATGAACGTGGGCGAGCACACGGTCTACAGTGAGGGCAAGGCGTTCGACGCCGCCGTGCGCGCCGGTGACCTGCACGAGGCCGCGCGTCACATCCCCTGCATCATCATCGGCGCCACGCACCGCTTCCCGACAGCCGCGTTCATCCTCTGGTGGGAGAGCGCCGGACGGACGGCGGCGGAGTGAACGGAATATCGCGTCTGCGGCGCCGAGTGGCCGTCAGAGTGGTAGGACACCACTCAGGCCACCAAAGCGCCGCAAAACAGCCTTGCACCACGTCAGCGGAGGTTTTCAGATGAGTCTGCTCATGCGGCCGCGGCCGGACGGGCCGATCTACGAGGCGCGCGAGCGTCGGGGCGGCGAGGGCTTCGCGCTGGTCGCCTACTACGCCGAACCGGGCACCGAGCGCGAGATGACGCGCGCCGAGGTGGAGGAGTTCAGGCAGGCGACCATGTCGTGCGGCGGGATCGTGCTGCGCACGCCGGATGGGGGAGGGACGCGGTGATCATCGCCCAGCTGCCGGACGCGCGGCTCTGTGCCGACCCGCGCCCGTTCGACCTGCCCAGTGGGACGATCGGCGTCTCACTGCGTGTGGCCAGCAACTATCGCACCAAGCGCGACGGCGAATGGACCTATGACGTGATGTTCCTCGACGTGACCATCTTCAGGGGCACGGCGACCATCATCGAGCACTTCAAGAAGGGAGACCCGATCACGGTCTGGGGACAGCTCATCGAACGCAAGTGGAACGACCGCGACGGACAGCCCAGGGTGGGGCTCGAGCTGGCCCACGCCGACTGGTCGTTCCCGCCGCGTCCGAGGGATGAGCTCGCCGCGACGCAAGAGGCCGAGGCGAAACAGACGGGCGATGCAGGCGTTGCCGCGGCTGACGACGAAGACGATGATGGGATCCCGTTCTGAGAGCAGTACCGTGATAGACTCGCCGTCCCATGAAAAGACCCCGCGCCGCGTGAACGGCCGGGGTCGTGACCACAACCTGATGAGGCAGGTGGTGACATGAGTGATTCTACCAGTGGGGCAGTCGTGACGGTCACTGCGAGTTACAGCGGTGTGCGATTCGATTCACGCCTCGAAGCGCAATGGGCCGCAGTCTTCGACCAACACCGGATCGTCTGGCAGTACCATCCCGAGCTCTACCGGCTAGGCCGCGTCCATTACGAGCCTGATTTCTGGCTGCCGGAGTCGCGCACCATCGTCGAGGTGAAGGGCGCGTTCACCTCCAGGCGCGATTACAAAGCGCTGACGTTCTGCCGCCAGGCCGCCGCCTGCGATGTGATGATCGTGTTCGCCGAATCGCCCGCAGGAGAGCGCTTCGCCCTGGGCCATCCGTCGCCGCAGGAGTCCGGCAGATTCGACATGTACGGCCAGCGGAGTGATCGCCTCGACGCCGGCGTGGCATTCGCTGAATGCAGACTGTGCGAGAGCTGGCAGTTCGTCGAGGTGAACCTCGCCTGGCGGTGTCGCGTCTGCGGCCACTCTGCAGGCGGAGAGACGTTCTCATCGTTCGTCTACCCACGCGGCAATGCGTCTCGATGAGCTGCTCGAGCGGCTCGAGGGAGTGAAGCGGAGCGCTTCCGGGTTCGTGGCGCGCTGTCCGGCGCACGACGACCACCGGCAGAGCCTGTCGATCGGCGAGGGCGACAACGGGTGCATCCTGCTGACCTGCTTCGCCGGCTGCGAGACGGCCGACGTGATGGCTGCGCTCGGGCTCGGCCTGGCCGACCTCTACCCAGAGCAGGAGCGCAGCAACGGCAAGCGCGAGATCGTCGCCACCTACGACTACACCGACGAAGACGGTGAGCTGCTCTACCAAGTCGTGCGCTTCCAGCCCAAGGACTTCCGCCAGCGGCGCCCGGACGGACGCGGCGGCTGGGAGTGGAAGCTGGGGCGCACGCGGCGCGTCTTGTACCGCTTGCCCGAGCTGGCCACGGCCATCGCGACCGGAGAGTCGGTCTACCTGGTCGAGGGGGAGAAGGACGCCGACTACCTGCGCCGGGCGGGCGCCTGCGCGACCTGCAACCCAGGCGGCGCCGGCAAATGGTCGCCCGACTACTCCGAGTCGCTGCGCGGCGCCGACGTGATCATCGTGGCCGACAAGGACGCGCCGGGGCGCAAGCACGCCGAGTCGGTGGCGGCGGCGCTGGACGGGATAGCCTTCGCCGTGCATGTCGTGGAGCCGGCGGAAGGCAAGGACGCGGCCGACCACCTGGCGGCCGGCAAGGGGCTCGACGAGTTCGTACCGCTCTCGCTCGAGCAGGCAGCAGCGACCGAACGGAGTGACTCGCCGTTCGTCGACTGGGGCACGTTCTGGCAGCGCGACGAGAGCGACGTCGAGTGGGTCTATCAGGACGTGCTGGCGCGCGGCCGGGGACACTCGATCTACGCCATGCACAAGGCCGGAAAAAGCCTGTTCACGCTCTACATGGCGGCCCAGATCGCGACCACCGGCACGGCCTGCGCGGTGATCTATCTCGACTATGAGATGACCGAGGCCGACCTCTATGAGCGGCTCGATGAGATGGGCTACGGCCCCGACAGCGACCTGTCGCGTCTGCGCTATGCACTACTGCCGACGCTGCCGCCGCTCGACACGATCACCGGCGCCGACGCGCTCTGTGCGATGGTCGATTCCGTCGAGGCAGAGCTGCCAGGCCATCACATCGTGGTCGTGATCGACACGATCAGCCGGGCCGTCTGCGGCGAAGAGAACTCGGCCGACACGTTCCGCGACTTCTACCGCTACACCGGGATCCGCCTCAAGCAGCGCGGCCTCACCTGGGTGCGGCTCGACCATGGCGGCAAGAGCTCGGAGCAGGGACAGCGCGGCAGCTCGTCGAAAGGCGACGACGTGGACGTGGTCTGGAAGCTGGCCCAGACCGAGAACGGCATCACCATGAAGCGCGAGCTGTCGCGCATGAGCTGGGTGCCGGCCAGCGTGACGTTCATGCAGAAGGACGCGCCGCTACGCTACCTGCCGATGGAATACGACTGGCCCGCCGGTACCAATGAGACCGTCATCCTGCTGGACCGCTGCAAGGTCGGCCTGGACGCCAAGTACGCCGATGCGCGGGAGAAGCTGGTGCAGGCCGGCGTGAAGCGCAGACGGCAGGTGGTCCTGGCCGCTCTGCGCTGGCGCAGGGAACGCGCGGCGGAGCAGTTCCGGAACCCCGGGAACCCCCCGGAACCGGCCGGGAACCCCTCGGGAACCCCCCATTTCGGTACCCCAGGGAACCACCCCTCGGGAACCGTGGGAACCAGCCTCGGGAACCCCCCGGGAACCGTCGGGAACCGGGGCCTGCGGCAAGTTGGGAACCGGGGGGGGTTCCTAATAAGGGAACCCCCCGGTCCCCAGCCGACGCCGAGCGACCCGAGTCGGCGTACATCAGGCGAGGATCTGGGCTTTGAATACTGAGGATGGAGAGAGCCATGAAAAGCGACTGCGAAGGGTGAGTGCCGTGACCTACATCATCATGCTGGTCGTCTTCGCCGCCGGAGTCATCGTCGGCATGCTGCTCATCGCGCTGTCCGCCGGCGCGTCGTGTGACGACGCCTACCACGCCGGCTACCGCGACGGAGTGAGGCGCGCTGCCGAGACGAAGGCGGAGCTGTTCGAGCTGGCCACCGATGGACTGGACGCAGGGGAGGAATCATGAACATGTTCGCTTGGACGATCGTGATCCTGACGGTCGGCCTGATCGGCCTGCTGACCGCCTTGGCGCTGACGGCGATGACGATGCTGCCGTGACGGACCAGCTCGACAGCTACGTCCTGCTCATCCGCCATGGCCGTCCCCGCCGCCGTGACTACGAGGTGGTGCGCGTCCTGGCGCGCGACTCTGCGGCGGCGCGGCGGACGGCGGCGACTTACTTGGACAAGCGGGACGTGGTGATTAGCGTGTATCGGGAGGAGCGGTGACTGCGATGACACACACCTATCGCATTCGGCGCGCGTTCGGCGGATGCTACCCCGTAACGGTGCCTTTTGGGGCGAAGTGCCGAGTCGTTCGGCGTGGCGCACGAGGGAACGTGCTGATCGAGCTTGAGGATGGACGGCTGGTGGTCACGTCGAGGTGGGCGATCAGCGTGTATCGGGAGGAGGAGCCGTGAGACTTATCGACGCCGACGACCTGCTGGAGCGGTTCGTCTACGCGGACGTCAAGACGGAGCTGGTCAACGCGGCGCACGACATCATCGAAGCAGCGCCCACGATCCGCTGCGCCGACTGCGTGCATTTCAGGCGCAACGGCTGGTCTGATGAAGGTCACGACATCGGCGTCTGCTACGCCGGTGATGTGGTTTTCCCCGATGAGTATTCCGCTCAGTGCCGTGCTGACTACGGCTGCTCGAACTTCATTGCGAAGCCGTATGGAGAGCGGTTTACTGCGCCGCGCGACGATTGCGGCGATTGTCGGTATTGCGCGGACCCGAACGACAAGATTCCCGGATGCGACAACCCGGTGGTGATGAAGCCATGAGCGAAACGCACGACAAGTTCGAGGCCGGGTGCGACTTCGAGCTGGACGGTCCCGAGCCGATGGCCGACCTGCCGATAGAGGACAGGCTGGGCGCTTGGATGGCGTGGTCGACCTATCTGAAGCAGCGCATCAGAGACCACTACCGGCCGCGCATCGCCGCGCTTGAAGACGAGCTGGCCACCGCCAAGCGCCTCAACAGTAAGTGGATGGACGAGAAGACGGCGGCCGTGATGCGTGTGGAGCGACTGAAGGAGGACCGCGCGTGACGTTCGAAGTCATCCACGGCGACTGCCTCGAGGTCATGGCCGGGATGGAGGCCGGGTCGGTGGA